TATTAAACAGCATAGAGCAGACAATAAATTCAAACATTGCACAATTAGTACACTTACAAATAAAAGAGAGCGACGGTACAGCCATATCCCAAAAGGTTGTTAATTGGGTTATTGTTAAGTTATGCGGTGAATATAGTGCAAGCGAACTACAGCAAACCGTAACAAGCGAGGTTATAGCTCACATTATGCGCCTTGATTGGCAGAATAATTTTATTAGTTCAGCGGGTTATGCTGGGTATTATGATGTACCTTTGCCAGATGCACACAATCACATTAAATTAATTAGAGAAGTATCAAACCAATACCAAAAAAAGGCGGTTAAATAATGAAATATACTACAGGAATAAATAACACGGTTGCATTACCCTTTTATGGTTTTTATGAATCAATACACCATGATATTATTAATTCAACAATTGAGGGATTAGCCGAGGTTCAAACCTCAGACCATTATAGAGTAAACGAGACCTTATTGGATTTTTTAAATGATCATGTAAACTTTCCAAAAGTTTTTGAAGAGTACGCAAAAGATTATGCTAGATACGTTTCTATTGAGTTAGAAGAGGTTTTTAAGTTCAAGTTATTAGATAGCCCTCGTTTTTATAACTATTCAACAGATAGAGTTATTTGCACAATTAGAAAAGAAGCCATGCAACGAATATACGCCGAGGCTTGCAAGCATAACGGTAAACTATTGCGCGAGAAGACACGCGACAACTATACAGGTTATTTTGACCAACCCGAGCTAATTGGTGACTTTTTAAAACAAAGCGAACATCCCCTTTTTGATACAGTGTTAGAAGTGTATGTTGATTCATATTACCCTGAAGGTTTCGACCACAATTATATTGATAGTCGCATGGGTTGGTATGACAATCTAAGGGAATCCGTTTTTGAAAGCATGGGAGCTGATGGAATGGAAAAATATAATACACTTTTTGAAACATTAGAAAACAAGGCGAAACCATGAACCCGTTAAGTGCTGCCGAGTTGATTAGTTTACTTATAATATGGGCGTTCTTTGCGTTCGTTCTCTATGGATTAAGTTTATAAATCAACCGTTTATCGGGTAATTGTTTTAAAAACATTCAGTTATGGCATTATATCCCTACTGAAACAAACAACGAAACACTTACAAAAATTAAATAAATTTTAAAGGCGAATTAGGTATGAGTTACGAAAACTTAAAAGAAGCAGTTATTAAACAACTAGGCTATGAATTAAGCGATTTAGAAAGCGATGCGGAAAACAACGAGGAGTTAATGTGCGATTTAGAGAACATCACTAACCACGGGATAGCTGGTGGCTTTGGTGGGTTTGTCTATCATGTAGATACCGTAAAGTTTTTTAATGATAATGAAGCAGATATTATGGTGTTATTGAAAGAAATGGCAGAGTCTATAGGTGAAAGCGGTATTTATGAGCTTATCACAGGATTCAATTGCTTAGATTTGGGTGTTGATGAAATAGTTAGAGCAATTCATGTACCAGATGCCGAAGATGAAACGACCGTTAAAAATGCGCTGGCTTGGTTTGCAGGTGAAGAAATAGCGCGAGCAATTGTAGATGTTTGATATTAAGCCACTTAGAAAAGCATCCAGATTTACCTTCTATTATTCTGTATGCTGCCGTGGGCTAACGTGCAGAATCACGCTGTATCGCTTCAACAGGGACGGATTAGAGCGCGTCGGCTCAATCCCTGATTGTAGGATTAGTGAGACCGTAGAACGCGCCTATTTATTCATAAGCCAAAAGTTTAAATATAGGTTGCTAAGTGATAGCGAATTCTACAGTAAATCTGTGGTATTGATTAAATTATAAAAGGTTTAAATAAAATATCGTATTAAAATCAACCGTTTATCGGGTAATTGTTTTAAAAACATTCAGTTATGATACTATATACCTACTGAAACAAACAACGAAACAAACAACGAAACAAGGCGAAACCATGATTCCATTATTTGCAACTGCTAACACTAACCAAATGCTAACAGACATCGCTAATGTGTGGGGTTGTAAGTTTCATACTGTAAACGACATACTTTATATTGAAGTGAAAAGTATGTCTCAATATTTTAAATTAAACGAGCTAGATGCTCTTTAAACAAGGTGGAAAAGATGAAATTTAGTGATATAGATATGAAAGAATTGTATAGTTCAATAATTGCAAATAAAGAATTATTAGCCGTGGTTATTGCCTCAGAGGGTGAACGATACCATGCCGAAATTGATCTGCTTGATAGTGTGGGTATTTTGGATATAGCAAACTGGCATGAATCGCCATTGGATGCGGTCGAATCGTTTGCATTAGATTATGGTTTAATTGCTGATGAATCGGAACTATCAGAGCAGTTTGATTCGATGATTGACACGTGCAGTAGTGCTGAGACTTTGTTAATGTTCAACAATGCCAGCGATCAACCTATGATGTGTGAAGCCTTCAATAATTGGACTGACTCAATGTGTAAGGATGGCACAATCCACGACCTACAGTATAATGAATATGAGTATGTCGGTCGCTTTGATATGGGGTAACCACACAACACACAGCACACAATATAATAGCCTCGTTCTTAGTTGAGCGGGGCTTTTTTGTGCCTGTAATTTGTGTATGTTTCACGTGAAACATTGACCACACAGCACACACCACACAGCACACACCACACACCACACAGCACACACCACACAGCACACACCACACAGCACACACCACACAGCACACAGCACACACCACACACCACACACCACACAGCACACACCACACAGCACACACCACACAACACACACCACACAGCACACACCACACAGCACACAGCACACACCACACAGCACACAGCACACAGCACACAGCACACAGCACACACCACACACCACCGCGCCCACTCGCGCGCGTAGCAAGTATCATGCCAACTTTACATTGTCGCTTGTTTATTCTCGCGCGCGTAGCAAGTATCGTACCAACTATCCAACACACCACCCATGCAAGTATTATGCCAACTTTGTACCGTCGGTCTGTATACCGCGCTGTACATACGTTCGCAGTATTTTTGTACGCGCTGTACAGCGTACAGATTAATAGGGGTCTCTGGCACTTCTGGTTACCGTCAGGAGGGAACCGCGCTCCCGTTCTCTGAAAAATATTTGAGATTTTTCTACTTTTGGAATTTTACATCATGTGGTATGTTGTGCCACTGTACACGGCGTTCCTCTTAGTTATCAATACCGAGCGTAAAACCCTCGGATTAATTAAGGCGAATAAAGTGATCAAAACAATCCAACAGCAAACAGGGTTTCAGCGCGCGCACCCTTCTCAATTGTGCCAAGACTTACCCACACTATTAAAGGTTTCGGAGTTTTCATTTAATGAGAACCCTGCCTTTTTAAAGTATCTTGACCGAAGGGGTGTTGCCTAGCGGTTCAGGTGCTTGCGCGCTTAATTTAATTAAGCTATGGTTCATACCCCTTTTCGTTCGATGTGATTCAAAATATGCCACCAACAGCACCCCCTCCGTTCAAGCCTAAGTCGAAGACAACTAACTACTACCTTAAAAAAGGCTACTACACGCACGAACAACTAATGACACTTTTCAACGAGACTTCGGAATCCGTTGACGTTGCCATAAAAGACATACAACCAATGACCGTTAAACCTAGTCGGTGGTGTATTTCTGACATTGTTGTTTTCGCAAAACAGGCACACACCCCCGCAGAACAATTAGCACTACAGCGAACCTTGGTCGCCAAACAAGATGAGCGCGCAAAGAAACTAAAGAACGACACAACCGAGCAGATGTTGTTGGAATACTATGATGTCGAGCAGACGTTGGCAAAAGCCTACAAGACGTTCGGCAGATGGTTGGACTTGTTGCCTGATACCTTTGAGAAAAAAGGGTACATTCCATCAACTAAAATTTCAGAGTTTGTTGAGTCTGTTGAGAAAGCAAAAGCACAACTACAGAGTGACATGGAAACCATCAAATGAAGCTTTTTGCCAAGACAAAAACAATAATCCACGACATGGCGGTTATGTTTAAGCCGCGTGACGCTCGATCAGTGACGGAGATTGTCAACGAGACATTTAACCTACCCGAAGGGGGTGCGTTTGATATTGATCTCGTACCCTATATGCGTGAGCCACTTGATTTTCTGAAAGATCGCAACACACACATGATTGTGTATGTGTCACCTGCCCGAGCGGGTAAAACAATCACCTTGATTGTGGGTGGACTTACTTACGTTATTTCACAAGACCCATCCGATACCTTGATTGTCCACATCACTGAGACAACCGCACGAAAATTCTCAAGGCTAACCATTGCACGAACGCTTTTAAATTCACCAATTTTACGAAAGTTAATGCCCGTTAGTCGAGATGACGACAATATATTGTCAAAATTCTTACGCAACGGCATGGCGATCATAATAGGTCACACCGCACCATCACAGCTTGCCGCAACAGACTACAAATATGTGTTCATCACAGACTCCGACAGATCGCCTGATGATAATGGGCAAGGTGATTGGATTAAGCAAGCCGACAAGCGAACACAAACATACGGGTCTGCTGGCAAGACTGTGCTTGAGTCTAGCCCATCTCGGGACATTATTGATGCTGATTGGAAACCTAAGACTCGCCATGAAGCACCCCCTGTCGCTGGAATATTGGCTTGGTATAATGCGGGTGACCGTAGAATCGAGCATTGGGAATGTTGTCATTGTCAAGATTTAATACCGTTGTTCCCTGATTATGAGTTGTTTAAATTACCTGAAAGAGGCGCACTACTTAAAGAACTTGAACAGACGGGAAAGACGGATGTTGTTGCTAAATACGCTTGTATTTGGTGTCCTCATTGTGCCGCACAAATAAACATGGACGATGCCATTGAGATGCGGAAGAATCCGATTTGGGTTCGTGAATTTCCCGACGCACCCAACAATGTAATAAAGAGTTATTGGGGTAGTGGATATTCTGCTGGGTTTCAGTCGTGGAAATCGGTACTGGCTGAATATTTTACAGCACTTCAATATTGGGCAAACACGGGTGACGAATCTAAATTACGCACCACATACAATGTTGATATGGGTGCGGCGTACCAACCCATTGCAATGGAGAATAGACTAACTGCAAACGAGCTTCGAGACAGTGCATGGGATTTTGGTGAGTTTGTTGTGCCAAAAGGTGTCTTGTATTTGATAGCGAACATTGACACACAGAAATGGAAGTGGGTAGTTGATGTTCAGGGTGTGGGTGTTGATAACCAGCGTTGGATAATTGACCGTTTTGATGTTACTGACTCTGAGCGGAAAACAGATGACAATGATGGTCTTGCGTTTGTTCAACCAGCCACGTATGCAGAAGATTGGGATAGAATAACGGATGCGGTTTTGCGTAAACGATATCCGTTAGCCGATGGAACAGGGACAATGGCGATACACCACACGGTTTGTGATATGCAGGGTGTTGATGGTGTGACCGAGAACGCATATCGTTATGCAAAGAAGCTTAAATATGAAATGGGACTAGGTGAGTCCTTCACGTTGCTCCGTGGTGAGCGACCAAACCCAAGAACGAACCAACCACTCATACGTGTTGCTGAGTTGGATAAAACGAGTCGGTCTGCTGTCAATGCTCGTGTTGTTGGCAAGTTGACGTTTGTGCGTGTGAACACAACGGTTGCGAAAGATGTGGTTGCGGGTCAATTACGCAGAACAGAACAAGGCGCAAACTATATTAATTTTTCAAAATACTTACCTGATGAGGTGTATGGCGAGTGTACTGTTGAGGTTCGACTTGATAAAGGTTGGGATAACCCGTTGCGAAAGCGAAACGAAGAGTGGGATTTACTTGCCTATGGTATTGTGAACATAAAAATAATAGAACAGCGACTACACGGCAAGCAGTTGAATTGGTCGAACCCACCAACTTTTGCGTTGCCGTGGTCTGAAAACAGTAATGTTGTATTAACACAACAAGACCCCAACACCAAAAAACAGGCGACACAACAGTCAAAGGTTGATAAACTATTGCAATTAAGGGGACAAACTAGGTAGTGGCTAATGCCAAATTGTAACAAAGAACCTGTTGTGGGGCTTGCGCCTGAGTTCGCACAATCATCATCCTATACGTGGGAAGCTTTACACGAGCTTGAAGCCGTTATGCGCTCGGGTGCTAGATTGGTGCGCGTAAACAACAGAACTACTGAGTTCCAGAGCATTACCCAGATGCGTGAGTTGAGAAACGAGATGATTCGTGAATTGAATGCCCGAAAACAAGCAACCTCTTGTCGCCGTGGTCGCGCAGTGAGGCACTTCCTGTGAGCGAGTCATGTAGCACACCTGAACACAGTCTGTCGCGTCTCAAATCGCACAATAGAGCCTATGCCGCCAGTTTTGACCCAACTATGGGTGGTTCGTGGGGTAAGCGTTCGTTTTCACCATTTGAAGAGCTTACAGGTGATCTTGGGTTGCTTGCATCTCGCGCACAAGCCGCTTACCGAAATAACCCGTGGTTGGCTCGTGCAATTGATGTAAAGGTTGCTCAAGAGATTGGCACAGGTATTGTAACCAAGCCACAAACTGGCGACCACGAACTTGATGATAAATTAACGCAACTGTATCTTGAGGTTAAGGATTACCTTGATTTTGATGGCATTACCAATATGTCGGGACTCCAACAAGGGGTTGTTCGGGGTCGTCACTTGTCAGGTGATGGCTTCATGTTGGTTCACAAATTAAAGCCGTCCCGTGCCACACACTTACCAATACCACTCCAATTCCAATTAATTGATGCCAGTTTTTGTCCGTATGACTTGAACGAACTACTCAATAATGGGAACAGAATAATTAACGGTGTTGAGGTGAATGGTCAGGGTCAAAAGGTTGCGTATTGGTTCAGCAAAACCGACCCTGAATTGAAGAAAACGTCAATAGGTGGTCGGTTGTCTGACTATGTTCGTGTGTTGGCAGAGAACGTAATTCACAACTACATTCCGAAGAGAGCGGGGCAACTTCGTGCCGTTCCTGAGATCATAAAAGGTATACCTAAAGCCGTTGCCTTTGAAAAATACAACGATGCAGAGTTAACACGCAAAGGTGTGCGCGCAAACTTAACAGGTGCGATTGAGAAGAACGAGATAACGACAGAAGACGCAAAATACGATTCATTAACAGGCGCACCGTTGGATTATGAGCACGGCGCACTACCTGCGGCAAAGATTGAATCAGGTACGTTTCTTACATTGCTTGCAGGTGAGAAGGTCAACCTTTTCCAAACGGATGATGCTGGTCGGGGTTACCATGATTATCAGAAGTGGCAATTGTTGGCTGTTGCCGCCGCGACAAACACGCCATACCAGTTGATTTCGGGTGATTTTGAAGGAATCAACGACAGGTTATGGCGCGCCATATTTAATGACATGAAACGCTCAGTACAAGCCACACAGTATGCTTTCACAATCCCACAAGTACCTCAATCAATGTGGGGGCATATTCTTGAGAGAGCTTTATTGGTTAAGCGAATATCTAAGCCAAAAGATATGTCAATATTTTTGCTTCGTCGTGCAAAACATCAACCTCAGCGTTGGGATTATATTCACCCTGAGCAAGACGTGAACACGAAGATAAAAGAATTAAAAGCTGGTATTGTTAGCCGTAGCACATTAGTCGATGAGAGTAGCAACGAAGAGTGTATTGAGCAATTGGATGCTACTCGGGCAAAGGACTATCAACGCGAAGTTGACTTGGGTATCCCCAGTATTCTTGATGAAAACAAGCAACCTGAACCAACGTCACCTGATACACCACCAAAACCAGACCCAGAACACCCACCTAAGAAAAAAGGGGAAAAATAATGTCATTATCTGTTTTAGACAAACTACATAACAGAAAGGGTGTGAGTGCTGAGCTAGTCGCCTTTCTATACGCCGAGTCACAGAAACCAACAATGCTCTCACCTGAGTACGCAGAAGCCTATGCACACGCCGCACTCCACGCAGACCTTCAAACGGTTGCGGATGTAAGTGCGTCATCCCTCATTCACGGTGAGCAGAGTTATAGTGTTGATACACCTATTAGTGTTGTGATGCACGAATCTACCGCTGTTGTGATTGTGTCAGGTGGGTTGGTGTCTCGACACGAGATGGGTGCAACAGCATCATACGAGGGTTTGATTGCAACAATGGATACACTCATGGCAGACGACAATGTGAAAAACATTGTTTGTCGATTCAAATCTGGCGGCGGCATGGCAAGTGGTATGGCTAACGCATCAAACCACATTAGGGGATTGCGTGGAAAAGGTAAGGGGTTGTATGCAATTGCTGATGGCTATGCGTTCTCATCCGCCTATGGGTTAATGTCGGCGTTTGACACGCTATGGGTAACACATGGCGGCTCAGTTGGGTCAATTGGTGTGTATATTCGCCATGTATCTACTGAGAAGATGGCTGAGAAAATGGGTGTCGCAGTTACCTATGTTTACGCAGGTGAATTTAAGATTAGTGGAAATCCAGACAACAACCTTAGTGCCAGTGACATGGCACAATTTAAAGAGGTTGTTGACGCTGAATACGTTACATTTACCGAGCTTGTTGCTAAAAACAGACAACTCAGTGTTGAAACTGTTGTAAACACACAAGCTCGGTGTTATTCTGACAAAAAAGCACTTGACGTAGGTTTGGTTGACCAAATCGGAACGTATGCAGAACTATTAACATATATTGGGGAAAATACAATGACACAAACAGAAATTGATGCAATGAAAGCAGAAGCTCGCGCAGAAGGTGTTGCTGAAGCAGAGACAAATGCAAAACTTAAACAAGATTTAGCGAAAGCTGAGCAAGTTAAGCGTGACGAGGTTGTCGCTGAATCACGTGCAACCACAATTACTGCGATGTGTGCCGTTGCTGGTTTGGACGCAGACGCAACAAAAGCATACGTTGATAGCACGGATAGCGTTGCTACTGTGACAACTTCACTGAAAGCATTGGCAACAACGGATAATTCAGCGAACATCAACACGTCAACAACACCTGAAACACCTGCAACAGCCTCGGCAACGAATGCATGGGCAGGCGTTAACTGGAAATAAATTGCAGTACAAATAATCCAAATTTAGGGGAAGCACAATGGCAAACGCAAAAGTTCATAACTACAATTTTCAACGTAAAGGTTGTTACATCGTCTCACAAAGCAACACAGGCAGTGATGGTGTTCATCGCAAACGCATTCAAGCTAAATTCGCTATTAGCGGATTAGGGATGTTGGTTGCGGGTACGATTCTGGGGCAGGATACTGCAACAAAAGAATACTTCCCACATGACCCAACAGCAAACAATGGTACAGAGATTGCTAGTGCAATTTTGTATGATAAGGTTAACGTGGGCGACACAAAAGCTGTTGGTGAGCAAACTCACGCACCTGTGGATTTGGGTGATATGGCTGTGCATGGTGAATACCTTGTGTTTGCAAAAGGGACAACACCAACACAATTATCCGATGCGATCAACTCGTTAACAGATAAGGGTTTCACAATTCGTAACATGGCTGATATTACTGTACCTGCGTAATAATTGTAGTCGTTTAATTAATTAAATTTTTGGGGAAATAACAATGTCAATTTTTGATGTTTTTGAAAACGACGCATTTGGGCTTGTGGAAATGAGTGATGCGTTAGATCGTCGTGAGTATGTACCTACGGGGCTTGCTGACATGGGGATTTTTGTAGATGAGTTTATTCGCACAGAAGATGTTGCGATTGAAATGGGTTCATCTAAATTAAATATAATCCAAACAACCTCACGTGGCGAGCCATTAGCTCAATTGAAGAAACGCTCACGTAGTATTCGTAAGTTTTCAACAACACGAATTGGTCAAGGTACAACCATTGAGGCAGGTGAGTTAGACTTCTTGCGCCAAATGGGTACAGAAGATCAATTTGCATCACTTGCACAAGAGTTGGCAGATCGCCTTGGTCATGGTAATTCCTTGGGTTTGCTTGACAACCTTGATGTCACAATGGAGCGCATGATGCTTGGTTGTGTTCAGGGTAAAGTCCTTGATGCAGACGACACCATCCTTTGGGATTGGGCGCAAGAGTTTGATAACGCCGTTGCCGAAGGCGGCACAGGCACGATTAAGACTGTTGAATTTGACCTAAGCCCGACACAAGCACAGGGTAACTTCCAGAAGCAGGTTAATGAGTTAGTTCGTGACATGGCAACTAATTCAGGTGGTACGTTCATCCCTAACAAAACGAAGATGGTTGCGCTTGTGGGTAACGAGTTCTTCGATAAACTATCATTAATTCCAGAGGTTCGCCAAGCACAAGCGAATCAGATGAAGAACGCCTATATGGTTGATGGAAATGATGCGTTTGGCAAAGTTGAGTTCCCTCTTGGTATGGTTTGGAAGAACTATCGAGGAACGGACGACGGTAGCACTGTTGCAATTAAGCCAGATGAGTGTCATGTCTTCCCAACGAACACACGTGGCGCATTTAAGCGTGTGTTCGCTCACGGTGAGTCGTTTGACGATCTCGGTCAAAAAGGTAAGCGTTACTATGCAAACACAATCCGCGACGTTAAGCGCGATCAGTTTGTGGAACTTGAAGCAATGACGTATCCGTTGTTGGTTTGTACTGTTCCGAAAACGCTTAGAAAACTTACTATTAAGTAATTTCCATTGCATTAAGTTACTGAAAAGCCCTATACTGATTAATTTTGGTATAGGGCTTTTTTGTGGGTGGAATTAATGTTGCAATTTGTTGACAAAAATGGCGAACCGATTGAGTCGCATTTCACAGAAAGTGAATTTGGTGCTTGGTTTGAACACATGGATTCTGGGTTTCTTAACACCCTAAATTTGTTCAGACATAGGCTTGGTTACGGTGTGAGTATATCATACGCAGAAGGTGCGTTAGGTCGATATGGTGGTAACAGTTATAGTAGGCACAATATAGAGCGGTGGTTGTCCTTGTGTGTTGCTGACATTATGCCCGAGATACACGAACCAGATCGTTGGATTCGTATTGCAAAAGAGGTTGGGTTTACAGGCATTGGTTATTATCCCGATTGGCACCCTAGAGCGGGTCTTCATGTGGATACTCGATACGGTGTTCACCCAGACTCAACAAAAGTAGCAACATGGGGTCGTATTGGTTATCGGTACGTGTCGCTTAACAAAGCACTAAACAAAGGTAGGAGGTTGTTGTGAGTTCAAAACTATTAAAAATAATGACGAGTGTCGCCGCTATATTGTTTGTTGGTTGGGGTATTGTTAGCCTAGTCAAGGGTGGTGTATCATTGGTTAAAAGTGATGCAAAGCATGAGATCACCGAAACAATTTTACAAAATAAAATAGAGGCAAATGAGCATGAGATTAAGAATGTCAAAAAAGCAACAGATGTTAGTGGTTCTATTCTCACTGAGTCTGAACTTGATTTTTCTAGTCGGTTGCAGTCCTATTACTCGGATAAAAATCGAACCTTCCGTGAAGACGACACCACTAATATGCCAAGCGATACCAAAGAAATTGAAACTATTGGAGTCGGACACATTGCACCAAAAACGAGTCAAGATGAGTCAGTTTTGCAAAGCCCAACTTCTTTGCCGACGAAAGCTTCCAACGTATTGCTCTGCGACAGCCCAATAGCCATTTATGATGAAACGGGTTCACAAATTTTAGCGTGGGAATGTCCTGATGGAAACTGATAAAATTATCGTAATTTACTCATCGACACAGTTTTTCTATTATGTGTTGTTGTCACTGTCGTTTCTTGGCTTTATAGCAAGTGTTTACACGTTCATGCACACAGGTCATCGGAAGTGGGGTCATCGCGCCTCTAGCATAACTAATGTAGTGTTTCTGGTTATGATGGTTGTGAGTATCTTCGGGGTTGGGGGTAATTTACCCGAAGACATTGCAAGGGGTTTGATTTTGATTGTCACATTTCTCATGGCGCTTGTAGCACTGCTTCGAGCGGCTGATATTCTCGTTGACAACCTAGTACGGCAACGCAAGGTTTGTAAAGAGAAAGAATTTCAACGACACAGGAGGAAACAACGTGATAGAGACAGTTCGGGACTTATTGAAACTAACTAATGAGTTATCGGGTGCGTCTGTATTCAGTCTTGTTCTGTTGGCAACCATTGTATTGGGTTATGTCGTTTACAAATACATTAAGAAGAACTCAGAAGATGCTAAAAAATGTGGCGTTCAGAAGAGTTTGTTAGTTGGTCATGTTCAGAAATTACACGATCTTGACCCCAACGAGGCGTTATCAAAAACAAACCAAATGACGAAAGAGGCACTACTTGATTAAGAACATCATCACATCATCTGGAAAACACGGTTCATTTCGTGTTCGTAATGGTGATCGAGATAGTGACTTGGGTGTCTTGGTCAACTTAAACAAAGGTAAGACTGCGTTCATTGACACAATTGACTGCTCTGATGTGTTTGTTCCCTTCACGTTCGTTGGTGAAGGTCGAGTTGTTATTGATACGATTATGGGAACGAAATACGGTGGCGATCTAATTGATTTGTGGGGTATGTGGGGTTCACACGTAGTTATTCGACACATTTATGGGTTTGACGACAGACCAACCAGACCTTACAAGAAATATCACCCCGACGTTGTTCAAGTGGAGAATTTGGGTCGAACATTTACACCCAATAGTGGTGCATCTGGGCAAATATACCTACCTGATATTGATGTTGAGGTGTCGGGTACAAGTACCCAAGGGGTTACGATGTCGGGTAAAACCAGAAACACTCATGTTGAGATCGGCTCAAGTCGCCTTCACCTCAACTTCCCAAAACCAAAGAAAGGGCGTAGCGGTAGAAAGGTGTTGAACGCCTACCAAATTGACAACAGTATTATTGGGGGTTCGGAGGTTAAAACCAATGGCGAGATTTATGTTGCACCAAGGGGTAACAAGTTTGACCATTTCAGTTATAATAACGAGTTCATAGGTGTTGATATTAATCCATTGAGTGAATTGAGATGAGTGGTATTGGTCAAACAGACAGGCAGGTTAATATTAAATGCCTAAAGGGTTCAACCCTTAATTGGTTCAACAAAGTAGCAAGCGGGGAAATCCCTCGAAACTACACCCAAGCAGACCTTGACGCACTGACATTGGTTGACGTTCACGGTAAGGTTATTCAGTGTGTTATTCAACCAAATAAGTGTGTTGATGGTAAACCACTTGAGCCAATTGTATTATCAACAGACACAGGGGAGATCACAACGTCACCTGATGTCGCTGAGAAGGGTATTATCCGCCTCAAAGTGTCGAGTACCCTTAGTGAGTCGTTTAACTGGACTGATGCATCCTATGAGGTTGTTGTTGCACGTGGTGTTGACGATAAAATTGTAACATCGTTCGGCAAGTTTACTGTATTTGACACACACGACGCACTTTGAAAAATGATTAACCTACCTGATGAATCAAAGAACACAGACATCATCTCAAAACAGGGGATGGTTGTGGTGTCGTCCGACGCGGTGCTTACCGATACGGTGATTGTTTTGGGCGGAAACGACTCACTTTACATTCAGTGTGGGTTGGCTGGCTCTGCTGGCAAAGATGGATTACTTGAGCAAGACGTTAAAGATATTGTGACATCGACATTACACGGTAATGCAAATGATGACGCTATTGCTGTTGACGGTATTGGTAATATTAGGGTCTCCATTGGAACCCTTCAATCAATACCTTAATAATTTAAAAAGGGGAAAAAATAATGGCACTTTCATTAAGTGATTACTTCATCGCAGAACGTGGTGGCGCACTATACAGATTAACAGGGCAAGACCTTGTTGACTTAATTAGTCAAAACTTGGGTACATCGAATCACCAAGTAGACGATGTTGCGGCTAGAGATGCGCTAGGTGACCTGTCGCTGGGTGATATTGTGTTGGTTGACGATGCTTCAGCAGACCCAACCGTTGACAGTGGGTGGGCTATTTATCGTAAACTACCTGCTGGGTTTGTTAAGACCGCAGAAGAGAATAGTCTTGATATTGTCATTACGACAACAAACCTATCAATTGGCTCAAAGACAAGCAACTCAATAACAATAGCAAACAGTGATGGCACACCCGTAACATTGACTGTTGCAAGTAATACAGAGGCAGGTTTGATTAGTGCCGCTCAAAATGAATTGCTTGGTTACATTACGTTAACAGGCGCAATTGACCTAGATGCGATAAAGAATAAATCACATGACGCAGTTACGACCAGCGGCACAAGTGCAACTAACCCAATCAATGTCAACGCAACACAGGTGCTTACATTGAGTATTTCACAACTAACACCGTTGCCGTAATCAAATAATGGCAACATTGGACTCCAGTGATCAGTTTATGGTTGAGCGCGCAGGTAAGCTCCACAGTATACCTGCGTCTGATGTAAAATACCCTGATGCAAAAATGGCACTCATTGGACGGGCTGGACTAGGTACGCTAAACCCCAACCCTACTTTCGTTTTGGGCGTGTCTGATTACGAGACATGGCTGAGCATAAGTAGTCGGTATGATGTTGTAGAGGACGTTGTTGACAATACCGCAGGGTCACTTCACCTGATAACACAAAACTATCCACCCACTATGAATAGTGATAGCTTTTATCCTGTAAATGTGAAGCGTGAGTATCGTGCCAGTATATCAACCCTGTTGAAAATGACAGGTGACGGGGTTGACCCCAATAAAGAATACAGTTCCCTGTTCTATTATGGTGTAACCTGCTACGACTCTGACAAAACACCCATATCGCCACAGCATTTGACTAAGTGGGGTGAGAGTCAAACATACCTTGCCGCGCCATTGAAGAACGGAGACCCGACAATTACTGTCGAAGATGCTAGCGCGTGGTATACGGGGGCGTATGTTCATCGCAGGTCAATCCTAATGCACCGCAAGCGGAGCAACGGAACATACAGCTACAATGGCGCAAATGGACGCATTTATGACAACTTGGGTATGTCTAAATGGAATATGTATTACGCATATAACGAAGGTTCAGATAAGGTTGTTGATAACGGGAATGGGACATGGACGATTACACTAAAGACACCGTGGGCATTGGGTGACTTTGTCGTTGGTGATGCAATTAGAAATAACTATGGGGGTGGTACATATAATTATTGGATTTCATCGCTACGAATTATGGCAAACCCTGCCTTTGACGCGTTTACACGATACGCATCACCTTGGGGCTTGAATACAACTGATCAATATAATTACGCGAGTAAGTTTCGCAACGGCACTGCATTTGTTAAAGCAATGGCATTGCTAAACTATCTGGTATACGAGAAATCGGCTGGGGGTGGTTGGGTTAACTTGGGACACAACACAAACACCATTGTTCGTGAGCAATGGTTCCCAGAACTATCCCTAGAATGGCGACACATACCATGATGAACAACTACATTGACACGTTGATTAGTGACGTTGGTGCGTCGCTTGTTGGTAATATTTTGGCAGGTGAACCCAATACGTTGATTGCAGATATGCGAAAATGCGTCACCACGACAACACTATCAACACCCGATGAAGTACATCAATTGAGTAGGTTGGTTGAGGCAAACAGACAGTTGTTTTTTATGGAAGTTGCCTATGAAAATATTATGTTTAGTCCTGAGATCATGTCTGCGAATAGATTGGCTTTACTGACGAATATAGAATCTGCGTTGGTTGAGTTGGATTCCAGTAGCTATGAACTGTCGTATGCCGCCTTTAACGTAATCATGGCGTGTTGTGTGCGTCTTAGAGAGGTTGTCAATGTCTGATCGCTTTGTTGATGGGTTCCCACCTGAAAATGACCCGCTTGTGTTACAAAACGCCGCTGATGAATTTGCAAAGGTTCGTAAAGATGAAGCATTGCGTAATTTAACAATATCAATTAACGGCGTTGAGTATGACGCAAATACAAACGGGCAACTTAATATGTCGGCTGTTGGTTCTGTCGCCAATTGGCAATTCAACCTACAGATGGTTAGCTATTTGAAAACAATACCTAACCCTTCACCCGATTTACAAGGGTTTATTGCTGTGCAAAGCGCGATCTATAAGAAGATATACAAGGACACGCACGTTAATTGGAAGGGTACTGATAATAAAATGCACAATGTTCAGGTTGAAAGTATTTTAGAGGCATTGTATGGGTCGATGAAGTCAAAAGAAGACATTTTGCACAAATCGGCTGAGGTTGATCTCGATGTTTAATATCAATGATATTTTACCCAAACTAGACACGTTCGCACACCTTGTTCTCGGTGATAGTGTTGAGATTATCCAACCAAATGGCGACGTAACAACAATAAAAGCCATGTTTGAATGGGTTGTTGAGGAGGATGACATTGCGCCCAATGTTGATGATGTTGTTGCATACCTTGAGGAAATTCTCAATGCAGACCAACATCTGTTTTCCGATTGGACTGACACGTTCGTTCGGTATAGGGGTAAGACGTATTCCATATCCGATTTTAGACCCAAGCATGATCGAAACTTCACAGCAAGACTTAGACCTAAGCGAGTTGTGTGATGCCCTCTATTTCACTAAAAATACGACTACAGGCAACGAATATTAACTTGGTGGGCTTAACCAAGACGCAAGTTGCCAAGATCAACCGCAAAGTTGCCAACCAGTTTATCGACATAGCAGAGCGACATATTACCCCCGCTATTGCAAACGATAATAAGATTGGGGTAACTGGTTTTCGCAAAATAAGAATAAAGAAAAAAAGAGCGTTGAGTCGAAAAGGCAAAGGTATTGCAAGTCTTTGGGTTGGGGAAAATGATGTGCTAGCACAGTTTAAAAAAGGCACATGGAAACGCACTAAAGAAGGGGCTGGAAAAGGTAACTTTTTCAAAAAAGGTGCGTTCGTCTTACCGCTTTCAACGGGTAAGAAGTTATTAGTGACACGTGAGCATGGTAAATTAGAGGCGGTGCGTGTACCCTTGCATAATTATCGAACTAGGGTTAATCAGGGCGTTAGTAAGGCTCAAAAGGGTGTGTTAGCTAGCTTTAATCGAGAAGTTAAAATTGAACTAGGGAAAAAGAAGTGATTGATTTAAAAAAAGGCATTCATTTAAACAACATCTATGATGACGAAATACATCTTGTAGGTTGTGTTGCTGATTTATTTGACGAGAAGTTAATGTTCACAATGGATACCGCGCACGAGTTGACTGCTGACTATTTCCAGAAGTTTGCCGATTCGGATAAGGTTGCGTGTGTTATTGAGTTGATGGGATTCAAGCCAGCGGCTAACGTCGATAAGCAACCAAAAGGCTTGTCGTTTATCGAAATGGAATGGCGCATCACAGTCCTATCCCCAAGTGAGTTGTATAACCGTCAATGTGGTGCTAAACTTATTGAAGTTATACGTTCTGTGTGCGCTCTTAACGTGGATGGTTGCAAAAATCGCTACCAGCTAATTCAAGATGTGCATGAGGGGCATAAGCCTAAATTTGACACGTCACTAACAGCCATTCACGCGAGTTTTCGCAGTGTTGGGTTGGTTAACTAAAACAAACTAAAGGAATTCTATCATGGGTAAGAAAGTAATTAGTCGAGATCACAATCACGACGGTAAGGTGTTTAAAGCGGGTACTGATCTCGACAAACTTCCAACGTCGGCTATTGGTTGGCTTGAAGACAACGGTTTTGTTGTTACAAGCGATGAGTTTGACAAAGCTAAAGAAGCTGACAAACCAAAAGCTGACAAACCAAAAGCTGACAAACCAAAAGCTGACAAAGCTGACAAAAATAACGGCACACCACCACCTCCTGCAAAGAAGTAATTTCTGGCAGGTTTGCGGTTCAGGGGGCATAGTCTCCTGAACCGTTATTTAGGGTTAATTTGAAATAAAGGGGAAATACAATGTCTAACAATACGTCGGGCTTTTTAGGTTGTGGTACGGTTTTTATAGCGCCATTTGTGAGCGGCAAACCAACACAACAATGGTATGACTTGGATGAAGTTCAGAAATTCGAGATCAAGGAAAACACGTCTGAAAAAGAACGTAAATCAGGTCGTTGTGACACACTGGGGCAACTTAAAGATCAGGTTGTTTTACATGAGCCAGCAGATTTGTCAATCGCGTTCAGCACAATCAACAAAGACTCAATCGGCTTACTATTGCTCGCTGATAGCGTTGATGTGGATATTGCGGCTGGTACGTTCACAAACGAGGTCATTCGAGTAAAAAAAGGTCGTAGTGTTATTTTGCCACAACAAAATATCAAGACGCTGGAAGTTACCAACGACACGCAAACGACAACATACGTTGAGGGTACTGATTACAAAATCACCAATGCAGGGTTAGGTATGGTGTTGATTTTGGAAACAGGTAATATTGATGACGACAAACACGCTGTATTCTCAGGAACTACAGGTAGTGTTAAAAAGACCACAATCAACGGCGGCTCAAGCTTTAATAAGCGTGTGAGTGTAATGTTGGTTGGCAAGAACCAAGTAACAGGTGAGAATGTGACTTGTTACATTGAGGACGTTCGCTTGCAGTCTCAGTCGGGTGTTGACTTCTTAGCAGATGACTTCATCTCAGGCGATGTGTCAGGTAAACCTGTTATCGGCGCTACGAGTGGTAAGACCTACGAAGTAGAGTTGGGTCACAAGTTTGGCTAACACCTAGCCACAACCCGTAAAAGAGCCGACCATTGTGTTGGCTCTTTTTTTGCCAAAAGGAAACAAAATTGACACTTTTCAAAACGATAGAAATACGAGGAAAACGGGTTACATTTTCAGAGCTTTGTGTTCGGGATGTGCTTGTTTTACTAACCTTGGATTTGAGCGAAGAGGCTACATTGTTGGCTTTTGTTGAACAGGTGTTTGGTATCACTGACATTGCCGATTGGGATGAGCCTGATGTTCACAGGTTGATGGGTGCATTTTCAGAACTTCACCCTACGTTATTGGACGAGCAGAACAATCAAACACCCCAAAAGGAACAACCCGACATGGCGAAACAAGCCATCATCGAACAGGTTAAGGTTTCTAACTTTAACAAAAACATATTAAGTCTGATAGAAATAGGTCACCCTAATCTGCTAGACTACCCCTACTCATTGTATGTCACATTGGTTGACCTGCATAAGAAGTAACCAAGGGGACTCCACATGGCGCAAACTATTCGCCAGTTGATTGAGCTTGAGGCTCGGGACAAGACTGCAAAAGGTATTAACTCCGCGAAGAAAAACTTATCTTCCCTGGATAGATTTGTTCAACGTGTTCACACTACAATGCTTGGTTTTGTTGGGTTAAATATTGCACAGAACTTGGTTCGTGACTTTATCTCAATATCCGACGAGGCTGTCAACTTAGGTAATCGACTAAAACTCGTTACCAACGGTGTCAAGGAAACTAATTTTGTTTTTGACTCCCTTCTAAAGACTTCATTAAAAACTGGCTCATCTCTTGCATCCAGTGTGACGTTGTTTACACGAATGGCACGTCCTGTAAAGGCTCTCGGTTTCTCAATGCAAGAAACCTTGGACGTAACCGAGCTATTTGCCCAAGGTTTGCGTATCTCAGGTGCATCCGCTCAGGAGGCTTCTGGTACTCTCCGTCAGGTTTCTCAAGCATTTGCGAGTGGTGTACTTCGCGGAGAGGAATTTAATAGTTTGATGGAGAACGGTGGACGTATTGCCTTGGCACTTGCTGATGGTTTGCGTGTATCGGTGGGTGAGCTTCGCGCAATGTCACGACAAGGCGAGCTAACGGCTGAAATAGTAACCGAGGCACTTCTTACGCAGAAAGAGGTTATTGCGGCTGAGAACGCTCAAATGGCGCTCACAATCAGCCAATCGTGGGAGAACGTGCAGAGTGTTCTAACGCGATACTTCTCAACCCACACAAAGTTCAACGCTAAGATCGCCAAGGGTTTGCAGGTTGTTGCTGAGAATATTGAACTAATTATCAGCTTAACGAAGATATTAATCACGGTTATTGTTGTCAAGCTAGGTAAGTCAATTCTTGCCAACATCGCATTGCGCGCAAAACAAGCCGCAGACGACAAGGCAAAACACGCCGCAGACTTAGCCGCCATTGAAGACAAGATTGTTGCTGAGCATCGTAAACGTCGTACTGACACGGTTGCTCACGAAATCGCAATGGTTCAACACGCAAAAGAGTTAGCCGCCGCTAATGAGCTAATACTAACAAAGACAAGTGGTTTACGTGCCGCGAAACAAGCCGCATTAGAGAAAGAGGCACTTATTGCCGCTGAAATAACGGCTGAACGCAAGTTATCTGCTGAATATGAGCGGAGTAATATTCAATACGGTAAAGCGAAGACCGCCCAGACCGCTAGATTAAAGAACATCCAAGCCAACACACTAAAACTGGCAACGGTTCGTAAAGAACTTGACGTGGTTACCGAAAAACTAACACTGTCTGAGAAAGCCCTCAGCACATCAATGTACGCTGTTGACATTGCCAATGGGCGTGTTACTCGCTCAACGGCGGCTGTGGTTGCATCAAATGTAGCACTGGATAGGTCATACAACACCAAAAAGATGACCAAGTTCAGTGGCGTTGTGGGTTCATTGCGTGGGAACGTAAGTAAGCTTGGTAAAGCATTTAAACCGATCACTGGGTTAATAAAGGGTGTGGGTGCGGCACTGTTTGGCTGGGTTGGTATTGTTGCGTATGTTGGTTACGAGTTGACCAAAAATGTTATTGATTATGGGCTTGCATGGAAGGCGTGGAGCTATCACATAGACAAGGCAACCACATTCAACAAAGAGAAGTTAAAAGAGATTGAGAAGGATTGGGATGATTGGTCGGATAAGCGAATCGCAGATCAAATGGCGCAAGCCAAAGGTTTCCAGAACGCACAAGACATGGAGCGCAAAGCCCATGCAGAGAATGTTCGATCTCAGGTAAACGAGGCATCGAAACTGGATGCACTTCAACAGAAGCGACTTGATGAGTTTAACAACATAAAAAAGCTTCGAGACAAGGCATACAAAGGTGATCTAAAGCAGATTGCAGAGACCACGCAGAACGAGTTGACGGCACTCAATGCATCCTACACTCATAAACGAAGCATTCTTGAGGCTGAGATTACAGATAAGGTAACCCTTGCCAATGCAATACTTGACTTAGATCAAGAGGTTCAGGGTAAGCGTGAAGACATTTTAATGTTCTCGTTACTAACACAACAAACGGCGAACAAAGAACACTATGCAGACCTTCAAAAAATAACAACAAAGAATTCTGAGGAAAGCAACAAACTACTGCTTGAAGAATTAACGTCAAGCAAAGCTCTCTTGACAAAGCGTGTTGAGTTCCACAAGACAAATATTACCAAGATGAAGTCACACTATGATGACTTGATTGACAAAGCGAAGGAATACGCTCAGAGCGCCAAAGACATTGAGAAAGAAGCGGCTGATTTTATTAAGAGTGTTCGTCGTGACATGATGACGGATGCTGAGAAGGACGCGGCAACTGAGCAAGATTATCGTGAAGCCTTGTCGAAGATACGCGAAGCAGATGCCCTTGACGAAACAAAAGATGCCGAGCGCATTAAAGTCTTACGCCAAGAGGCGAACAGCACCCTTAAAGATTACGTCAATGCAAACAAGGCAAAGTCAAAGTCGGCTAAGAAGGGTAGTCTCGAGGAGCTTAACGCACAGAACAATGTAAACACTGCATTGGGTATGTTTAAGTTAAATAACGACAACCTAGTTGCTTCACAAAAGGCATCTAGTGCCGCGTTTGCAAAGCAAGCAACATCACAACTAGAGTTAATTAAGCAACAAGAGCAATACATCAACCGTTGGACTGCGGCAATTGTTAAGTTGGATGAAAACATAAATACACAGCGAGAGTTGGTTCTTAACTTAGACACAACAAAAGCGACAACCGCACTCAATAAATTTGATGAAAACATTAAGCATTCGATAAAAGAGCTGAATCGCCTTGGTAAAATTCAAGCCGCCTATTATAAAAAGAACCCTAACCAGAAGCCTGTTGAGAAACACGCTGATGGTGGAACAATAGGTTACATTGACGACAGTATTAGTATGCAACGCTTACACGGCAACATTGGTGGAAGTGCCGCACAACAAGGCGACACCGTACCTGCATTACTTGAGCGTGGTGAGTTTGTTATTCGTAAGAGTGCTGTAAATGCGCTAGGTGTTGATTACCTTCGTGAGTTAAATAAAGCTGTGGGTAAGAAGTCTGTCAACCTATACAGTCGCGGTGGTTACATTCCCATTGATCGAAAGGTTAACAGAGGTGGTGTTTCCTTGGGTGGTGGTGTTCCTTCAATTGGGAAGGGTTCAGACGATAGAACAAACAGAATGCTCAATGACTACCTCCGCGAATTACTCAATTATGAGCAAGATTTGGGAACAAACACAGGTCGTCATGGGGGGTTTGGTGGTGTGTCTTCTCGTGCCGCACTAAACAAATATCGTGGTTACGCAGAACAAATGCGAGACCTACCTAACAACAAAGTCAGGGACGGTTTACAAGTCCTTGAGGATATGTTTAGTTTGCATAAGGGTGACATTTTATCAGCAGACAAGCACAAGCGATTGAGTGAACTTGAGGGTAAGTTTGCAAAATACATGGCGAAGACAAAAGCAGACGCTATGCGCGAGGCATTGTCGCCCCCACAAACATTCAAAACACCCAAAGTAAGCACAACGCCACAAGCACCACAAACACATAGCGTTGACCCCATAACTGTTCCAAAAACGAACCACACCACTACACCCACGGTTGCGCCTGTAGTTAGCCCTGTGACAGCCGAACCGATTGCAATGGAAGGTGTTGCTTCGGGTATAACACACATCAGAAAAGCATTGGGTGTTGTTCAGAAGCAAATAACACCAACAGCACATGGGGCAACAGCAGAGCC